GACATGGCGCTATGGGGACGCAAACCCGGGGAACTGGCCGGCCTGGGTTACCGGATTCAGAGCGCGGCGGGATCAGCTCGAGGCCGCCACTTAATGATTGACACCAATGCGTGGAAGTCCCGCGTAACGGATGCCATTCGGTTACCGCCCGGTTCGCCGGGCGGGGTCACCTTCGCGGCCGGGACCCACCCGCTTTTATTCGCGCATCTCTGCGCCGAATTCCCCACGCCGACCAGCGGCCCTTACGGTTCGGTAGACGTGTGGGCCGCCCGTCCCGAATCGGGAGGACAGAACCATTACCTTGACGCCCTGACGATCGCGGCCACGTTGGCCGCGGCCCTGGGCCTGACCACGTCGGCGCATGCCCTACCCGCCACGCCCGCGCATATCGGCCCGCCGCCGCCCCTGGTCAGTCACCGAAAGCTAGCGGAAGCGGCCCGCGAAGGCCGGCCGGCGGGGAATACCGAAGGCCAGGTCAGTCACCGCGCCCTGGCCCTGGCGGTCAAGGAACAGCGGGAAACGGAAGAAGAAATGTTAACCTGGTAACGAACCTTTACGAACCTTTACAACCAACAGGAATACAAGGGAATTTCACGTCTAAGGTTGTAAAGGTTAAGACGTAACTACCCATTACTAGACACGTCCGACCACTTGACTATACATTTCCGCCGTGCCATAACGGCAGACATGGCGGCCACCCCGGAAGAAATTGACGCGGTCATTTCGAAGGCGCTTACGTCCCCGGCAAGTGTGGAAGTGGACGGGCGGAAGGTTGTCAACCGTTCCGCGGAAGACCTGTTGACCCTGGCCGGCGCGGCCGGCGGGGAAACGGCAAAGGCCAATTCCGTTATGCATATTTCCCGCTTCCCGGCGGGCGGGTCACCCGTGGACTAATGCCGAACTTCCCGCGATCCGCGACGAAGACCAAACCCAAACCGACACCACGGCCGCGGCCCAAACCGCCGACCCCGCCGGCCGAACCCAAACCGCCGCCGGCGCCGCCCTCGAGGATCGCGGCCAAATGGGAAGCGGCCATCGGATCGCGGAGTACCGTCGGCCACTTCGTCCACGCCGACACGTTGGGTCCGTTGGCGTCTACCGATTCGTCAACCCGGGAATCGATTCGAAGTAAGACACGGTACGAGCGCCAGAATAACCCGGCCCTGGCCGGCCTGGTGCGAACCCTGTCTACGTCCATCGTCGGCACCGGCCCCCGCGCCCGGGTCGGCGGGATCGCGGACAACCGCGCCCGCCGCCTCGAAAAACTTTGGACCGCCTGGGCGAAGGCGGCCGGGTTAACGGCGGCCTTCCGCCTGGGCGTGGAAGGTTACTACCAGGACGGGGACGCCCTGGCGCAATTGGTATTGGACCCGACCCCGCGGCCGGGTGTGGTCCCGTTGGCCCTGGTCAATTATGAAGCGGAACAGTGCGGGGACCCCAACCCGTTCCAACCCGGGCCGGGCGAACTGTACGGGGTTCGGGTGGACGCCCTGGGCCGCCCGACCCACTACCACGTTTACAACGTCCACCCCGGGGACGGCCCGACCGGCGGCGGGTTAACGGACCCCTTCGCGGGGAAGTGGATTGAATCCCGTTTCATCCTTCACTTCCACAAACCCGAACGGCCCGGCCAGCTCCGCGGCGTGTCACCCTTCGCCCCGGCCTTAAACGGCGGCGCCCAGGCCAGGCGGTATAGCGGCGCGGTCCTGGGTTCGGCCGAAAAAGCGGCGCGGGTTACGGGCGTGGTCGAAACGGAATTAGGGCCGGAAGGGACCCCGTCCCCGCCCGTCCCCTACGAAGTGGTCCCGGTCCTGACGGAATCGGTGGTGACCCTGCCCGCGGGTTCGAAGTTCACGGGCCACGAACCGGGCCAACCGACGGCGCAGTACGGGGAATACATAGGCCTCAAGAATGCAGAATGGGGCGCGCCAGTGGGGGCGCCTAAAGCAGTGGTTAACCTCAACAGCGAAAACGCTTCATTCAGTTCCGCCCGCCTTGACCAACTGATTTTCCGTGACGGCTGTTGGTTGGAAAAAGAAAACCTGGCCGCCCTGTTGGACAAAGTGTGGGCGCTATGGTTCGAACTGTTGACCCTTCAACCCGAACACGCCGGATACGCCGCGGATGAAGGCCTGACCGTGGAATTCCTATTCCCCGGTTTTAGCGCGATGGACCCGTTGAAGGATTCGAAGGCCGTAGGCGAAGCGCTGGACCGCGGGTTAACGAACCTGGCGATTGAATGCGCGGAACGGGGTTTAGACTGGCGCGAAGTTCAGGACCAAAAACTAGCGGAAGAATTGCGATTGCAACAGCGGCGGAAGGCGCTGGGCCTGGGTCCCGTCACGGTCCCGGGTGGACCCGGGCCGGACGATGAACCCGAACCCGACGACGAACCCCCCGAACCCGACGAAGTCCCCGCCGATGAAACGGCCCTCGAGGGATCGGCGCCCGCCTACGTCCGGGCCACGGCCCCGCCTTCCACCTTCGCGGCCGTCGGTAGCGCCCTGGCCCTCGAGGCCGCGGGCGAAGGCCAGGCCGCCCGCCGGTTTTCCGCCGTGGCCTATTCCGGCGCGGCCATGTCGCTACCCGCGTCCTTCGGCGCCGTCCCCGCCGTGGTCGACCTGGCCGGCCTGACCATACCCGCCGGTCCCGTGCCGATCCTGCGCCAACACGACCACGACCGAATTTTGGGCCACGCCACGGCCCGGATTGAAGGCGGGCGGGTCCTGGCCGCGGGCGTACTCAGTATGCCCGGCGCGGAAGTGGACCAGGTCATAACCGCGGCCCTGGCCGGGTTCCCGTGGCAAGCCTCAATAGCCGGCCCCTTCACCCGCGTGGAATTCATTGAAGGCGGGAAGTCCGTCACGGTGAACGGCCGCCAGTTACGCGGTCCGTTGAACGTGGTCCGGGCCGCCGTCCTGCGCGAAATCACCGTTACCCCGTTAGGCGCCGACGGCGCTACTTCCGTTCAGATAGCCGCCACCCTCGAGGGTTTACCGATGGAATTTTCAACCTGGTTGACCGCGCGCGGGTTGACCGAATCGAACCTAAACCCCGCCGCCCGTACTACCCTCGAGGCCGCCTGGCGGGCGGAAACGGCCACCCCGCCGCCGTCACCGCCGCCGCCGCCGGCGCCGGCCCCCGACCCCACCCCGCCGCCCGGGTCCTTCGAAGCGACCATAGCGGCCCAACGGGCGGAAGACGCCCGCCGCGGCCGGATTACCGAACTGGTCTCGTCGGCCATTAGTTCCGACCGTTCGCGGTTGGACGTGTTCGAAGCGATCGGCCGGGATTCGATCAATAACAATTGGTCCACCCTGCAAACCGAAAACGCGATCTTACAGGCCAGGTTAGTCGGCCACGCGAACCCGACCCTACCGCCGTCCCGCGGCGGCCAGGTGGACGCCCAGGTTATCGAATGTGCGGTAGCGCGGACGCTACGGGTCGGCAACATTGAAAAGCAATACACGCCGCAAGTCCTCGAGGCGGCGCATCGCCAGTACCCGCGCGGTATCGGCCTGGTCGAACCCTATCTGATCGCGGCCCGCCAGAACGGTTACCACGGTTCGCCTTCCGACCTTATGGCCATGATGACGGCCGCGCACCAGCACCAGCTAGCGCGGCCGGGATACATGGCCGCGAACGCTTCCACTATCGACGTTCCGAACCTGTTATCTAATGTCGCCGAAAAAATCCTGGTCGAACGGTTCGCCGGGACGGAACAGGCCTGGCGGGAAATCGGGAAGATACGTTCCACGAAGGACTATAAGCCCATTTCAAGTATGCGCATGATCGGCATCGATCGATTGCGCCGTGTCCCGAAGAATGGGGAAATTGAACACGGGACAATTGGGGACATGGCATACGCGAATAAGGTTTCACCGTATGCATTGATGGTAGGCATATCGGAAGAAGATTTAACCAATGACGATTTAGGCGCCTTCGGGGAAATCCCGGCGGCCCTGGCCGACAGTTCGGGCGAAGCGATCAATGAGGAATTCTGGTCGGTATGGGCGGCGCTACAGGCGACGTTATTCCCGACCAATGACGCCAACCATAATTACGTTGCGACCGCGTCCATATTGGACCTGACCGGCCTCAACAATGCGGAAAAGAAGTTCCGGGCGCAGACCAAACCGAAGGCGCAACCGACGGAAACAAGTCGGCCCCTGGGCATACTGCCCGAAATTCTGTTGGTCGCATCGGGCCAGGAAAATACCGCGCTAACATTGATGGGCGCGCAAACCCTTATCGGCGTCAATACCGGGACGCCGCAACCCAATGTTAACGTGTTCGCCGGAAAGTATAAGGTTGTCAGTTCGGCCTATCTTGACGCCGCTTACGCCCTCGAGTGGTGGTTACTGGCGAACCCGAACCGTGTGGCCGCCATTGAAGTCGCGCTCCTGGGCGGCCGGGAAACGCCGCGGATTGAAACGATGCCCTACAGCTTCGAACGCCTGGGGACGCAATGGCGTTGTACCTGGGGGTTCGGGATCGCGGCCCAGGAATACCGCGCGGGCGTGCGCATGAAGGGGACCGCGACATTGTTGGCGGCGGACGAAGCGGCCCGCGAAGGCGGCCCGGACCATGACCCCCACGCGCCCGCGGGCGATGCGACGAACCCGGCCCACAAGCCGACCCAATTACCCGCCGACCCCCACGCCGGCCGCCGCGGCCGTTAACCCCCGAACCTTCGAACCCTCGAGGCCTAAGTCATGGCGCAAACCCCTTGCGTATTTCTGTCGGGAGAACAGAACCCCATTCGGATCATTGCGGCGGCGGCCGTGAAAATGGGGGAAATGGTCGCCGTCGGCGCCCGCCGCTTACCCGCTTGCGGCGCCGTGGCCATTGGGGAATTGGTCGCGCTCGCCACAACCGGGAAGTGGCAAATGCCGAAAGTGTCGGCCACGGTTTTCACCCTGGGCCAAACGGTTTGCTGGGACCCGGCCCTTACGCCCCTCAACGGCGCGGCGGCCTCGGGCGCCGCCGCCGCGTCCGGCGCCGGCCTGGCCATTGTCGGATTCTGTTCCGAACCGTCGGGCGCGGGCGAAGCATACGTAGAAGTTTGCCTAACCATTGCCGCGGCCACGGCCGCCGGGACCGCGTAACCCTTTTACCCTCGAGGGTCCCGCCGTGCCATACGACGCATCGACTACCCACAAAACAACCCTTGACGGGTTTACCTACGTGCAATCCCTGACGGACCCCGCGGACGGGTTCGAAGGGGTCGCGGTCAACGTCCCCGCGGCGAAGGCCGGGACCCTGACCGCGGCCAACCAGGTCACGTTATCGCCGGGCCACGGGATCACGAGCGGGGAAAACCTAAACGTCTATTGGGCGGGCGGCGCCGCCCGGAAACTGGTTCCCACGGTAGCGGGAAACGTGGTCACCCTGGGCGCCGCCGCGGACGGGGACCCGTTACCCGCCGTCGGCACGCCCGTGACCGTCGCGCGCGTCGGGGAAGTGTCGCAAGTCCTGGCATTCGACGGGAACCGTTGCCAGGCCATATGCGTTTACGGCGCCGCCCCTGGGTATGTCACGTTCGTAGCGGGCGCTTCGGAAATCCCCTTCCGGGTCAGGACCGCGGGCGAAGGACCCGTTTGGTCCAAGTCGTCGGGCGCGACCAACCCACTGGCCGGGGTAACCGTCAACCTGGTCATGTTCTCGCATTCGTCCACGTCCCCGCGGGACATGCGCGCCGGGTTGGCGCTGGACTAACCCCGGGGTGAACCGTGCCGACCCCCACGATATTTGATGACGCCTTCGCGTACATGAATGAAGTCCTCGAGGCCAACGCCGGAATTGCCCTGACCCTGTCGCGGAAGGTGGGCGGGGTGACGGTGGAACGGAGTACGGCCGGGGTCCTGGGCCGGACGGTTTTTAGCCGGACCCGGGCCACGCCGGGCGGCCCGTCGATCGAATGGGGTGACGCCGATTTTCTGATACGCGGGATCGAATACAAGTTTGACCCGGAAGGGGTCCCGGTCGAACCGGCGGAAGGGGATCGGATACGGGACCAGGTCAGCGGGCGGTTGTTCGAAATTAAACCGATTCCGAATGAGCCGGCCTGGCGTTGGAGTGAACCGGAAAAACTGACCTGGCGAATACACGCGAAGGAAATTGTTGAGGATGCGCCGTAGTGGAATCGAACCTGTTACCCGTCGCGGACGCCATTGCGGCCCGCCTGGCCGCGGTCATTACGCCGACCGTGCCGACGGCCGAAGTCCGGGTTACCTGGTTCGGCGGGCGCTTCGACGTAAAGACCACGACGGGGTTAAAGGTTTACGTTTGGCCGATCGGGGACGAACCCGGTCCGATCGCGGACGGCGGGAACCGGCGGGCGCAACCCCTGTTGTATCGCTACGTCTTGTCGTTCTCGGAACGGTTACCGTCCACGGTTCAGGAATTCGACGCCCGGGATACCTGGGTACGGGAACGGGTCGCGCTAGTGGGCCAGTGTCGGGAAGTGTTGGACAACCCGCGCCAGTTCACGCTACCCGGCCTCGAGGCCTACGGGTTGGCGCCGGTCGATTCGGGCGAACGGTTGGCCGCGGACCTCGAGGACCTGAATAGCCTGGGCCTGTTTTCGTCCGGGTTCAACTTGACCATACGTGAGGATGCCTGACATGCCGATTCCAAACGATAAGCGGCGCCTGGGCATTGATGCCACGTTGAACCTTAACACGTCCGGGGACTATGAGGCCCCGACCTGGGTAACGTGTGACCTGGTGGAAGAACTGGCCCTAGACGAAGGGTGGGCCAGCGCGTCCGGGAATAACCGCGGCCAACCGATTGAGGCCAGCGCCAAAACCCGCGCCCAGGTCGGCGCCACGGGTCGCATCATGGCCCGGGATACCGACCCGACATACCTGGCCATGTTGGCCGCCTACCGATCGCGGGACGCCGAAGTAGACGTAATGATTTTGTCCGGCGCCCTCGATTCGGACGGCGCTACCGGGGTCCGCGGTAAGTTCCAAGTCCACCGGTTTTCCAATTCGATCGGGCCGAACGAAGTCCAGTACCGCGATTTCAGTCTCATACCCGCCGTGGTCGCCGCGGGCGAACCGTTCGTCGCGGCCACCGTGGTGGGCGGAACGATCCAATTCGAAGAAGTGTTCCTACCGACGGCCGCATGAGTGAATTAGTTAAACTCACCGTGAAGGATTTTAAGGCCACGTTTTTTAACATTGCGGCCGTTACCGACCCGTTGGAAAAGGCGAAGCAAACCGCCGCCATAGAGAGCGCCGCCCTGGTGCGCAAAGTGGCGCGGGAGAGTATGCGGCCGAAGTCCAAAAAACTTTGGCCGACCAGTTCACCCCCCGGGACCCCGCCCCACGCCGACATTGGCACGATCCGCAAGTTACTTTTCTTCGCGTGGGACGCCTCGAGGGAAGCGGCGGTTATCGGCCCGGCATTCTTCCCGACGAAGTCCAGTAAGGCGGGAAACGAACCCGTCCCCGGCATACACGAAAAGGCCGGAACGTTAACCATCGTCCGCCGAATCTATGACCAGCGCCCGAAAGCGCGATCGGCGGCCCAGGCCGCGGCCTTCCGCCGGAAGGTGAAGGCCGGGACCCTGACCGTGGAACCCCGCTTCCGCGAAGTGACGGAAACGGCCCGTTACCCGAAACGGCCGTTCATGGTTCCCGCCCTCGAGCGGGCCAAAGTGGTCATGTCGTCATTCTTCAAAAACACCGTGACCCAATAAGGGGACCCGCCGCCGTGGCGAAGTTTACCGATACGGCCGGCCGCGAGTGGGACATTAAAATCACCGCGCGCCGCCTGACCCGATTGCGGGAACTGTTGGGGTTTTCCGTGTCCATCATCGCCACGCCGGAAGGGGTCGCGGAATGGCGCGGCCCGGAAGTGGCGCGGAACCCGGAACGGTTCGCCGACGTGTTGGCGGTCCTGTTGGAAGGCCAACACCAGGACATTACCCGGGAACAGTTCGAAGACGCATTCGACCAGGACGTTTACCGGGACGCGGCGGGCGCCTTCATATCGTCCGTACTGGATTTCTCCCTGAGTCCGGCCGCCCTGAAAGACATTTTCGCGGGCGCTTCGGGAGAGACAAACGGCCGGCCATCTCCCTCGAGCAATGGGCCTACGAACTCGCCGGAAGCGCCGGCATTGACCCCGCCGACCACGGCCTTAGCGTCCTGACCTGGTTGGCGGAAGGGAAGTACCGGGCGGGTTTGCGCGTGGCCGTGACGGCGGCCACGGGGAAGGACCCGCGGGCGGAAGTCCTCGAGGACCTTGACCCGGCCGAACAGCGTAAGCGGGACGCGGAAGCGCTTCGAACAATGGCCGGCCTGTTGGCAACACGGAACCGGAAGCGGGTTTAACTATGGCACTAGAACCCGGCGGCGGCGGCGGAAGTTCGAACATGATTCGGGCGGGCGGCGCCTTCGTGGAAATTACCGCGAAGGACAACACGAAGGCCGGGTTAG